GAATATCAACGTCAGGATGTTGATATTCATTATTATTCGTTCCAAGGTAATGGATGCGTGATGACCGGCGGGTTGATTTGGTTTGCAATCTGCTGTGCCACATTTGCTTCATAGCTTGTAACTTGCTCCTCGCCAAGTGCATCTTGTACCCAACCAACGACCTGCGCTTGCGTGAGTGACGCATACGGCGTGAACGGAGCATCGGGATCAATAGTGATACCTTGTGACCCGTATACTGAGCCGTTGTAGGTGCCGTCTGTGCCCTTTAATACCCAGTGCACGGTGAAGACTACATCGGTTTCGCCGTCGAGTTCTGGGTATGCCTCCATCTGAACTACAGCCCAAGTGTTTGTGATAGCCACGTCTTAGTTCCCTTCCAGTTGTGCCACGCGGGCACGGAGCGATTGAATTTCTGCGATAAGGTTGGCGATTAGTTCAGGTGCAGAGTAATCCATAGCCTGCATTTCCTCGCCGTCCTTCTCACCCGTGGCGATTGGCGTTTCGGAGACTTCCTGAACTTCGTGAGCCCATAGACCAATGAAGCGGCTACCATCTGCTTTCCAGCTACCCTGCACTGGGTTAAGCGCGTCGATGTAAGCGCCGCTGTTCCGTAGTGGTCCGTCGATGTTCTTGCGGCGATAGTCTGATGCCGTATTGTAACTGGTCGAAGACCCAACTGTCCCAATAAAACCGACGCGAGTGTTTGGCCCCTGCCCGTTAAAGAAAGACATTGCGCTTGCGCCAGCAGTCGTAGTCGTATCAATCGCTATACCACCTGTAACTTGAAACGGCAGGAACGATACCGTGTCAATCGAAGCCGAATTACCCCACCTGAACTGACCTCCGCTAGCGATACGCCCACGTTCGATACCGTTAGTGCGGAAAACCAAGTTGCTGTTGTTGGAGGCTTCAAGGGCTACCGAGGTCGCCGTAGCAGACAAAAAGCCCCATTGGAGAGTAGCATTGCTGTTGGTAAATTGTATCCCACCTGTTGCCGCAGTTGCGTTCGCACGGATGCGAAAGGCATATCCGAAGCCGGGTGTCGTATCGTCAGACGCTATATCAAGCCGATAGCCCGGCGAACTCGTGCCAATCCCGACGTTGCCGTTGACGCTTAAAGCCCCGCCAACTGTAACGGCTCCGGAGAAATTACCAGTAACTGCCCCAAAGGTTGCTACCGCAGTGAGATTATTATTCGCCCATCCCACAGCTCCGGAAGGGCTGCTTTGCCCGTCGCGAGTTAAGCACATAGTAAGCGCACTGGCTATGTCGTTGATTACCGTGTTGTAATGAGCCGCAGTTATTACCGCTCCGGGAATTGCAGGAAAGTTAGGGGCACTTGGTGGCGTGTAAGTTCCAGAACCATTAAATGGCATTATTCTTCTCCATCTTTCTGCGCAGTGGCTTCTTCCATGAGTCGGGCAAATTCGATCATATCAGGGTCTTGTGATTTGCGGGCTTCTTGGGATAGAAGGTTGATCGCGGTAGGCAGAGCGGCGGGAGGCAGTTTCGCATTAGACGCCATCCAGCGAACTGTCTTAGGGTTGGTCATGTAACGGGCGAGGATGTTTGCGCCCACAGCCGTTCCTGCGATTGCCGCAAGAGTGTTAAAGAGGGCTGTTGCAGGCTCCGCACCCGCAGCAAGACTTGTAGTCCCAGAGGCAAGTCCAATTCCAGACGAGATTAGACTCCCTCCTGCGTAAATAGGCCCTTGACCTCCCAGACTTCCGGAGCGTCCTCCGGCCTTCATTCCAAATTCTTTTTCCGATTTCAGGATGGTCCGTGCAGCAGAGTTTAGCTTATCAAGCTGCTCCCGCACTTCCGGCGCAAACATAACTTCCTTAGCTTCATCACTCATATTGCGATAATTGCCAAACATTTGGCCAAGGCTAGTCTCATCCGGATCGCTTTTATTCACAACTTTCATAGCCCTGGAAAGCCAAGCGCCAGTTAAAGCATCTCTAGCACCCTTGTCAAGGTTGTTATAGACCGATTTAATAATTGTAGGACCTTCATTCACTCCAGCAAAAGCGGCTTTGTATACCTTGTCGCGGCCGCCATTCTTGCCTAAGACGGATCGCAAGGCAGCCGCTTCTTTATGATAGTTAATTTCCCACTTATTCCAATCATTAAAAGCTGCTTCAGCGTCAACACCTTGCGTTTTAATGAAGGCCTTAATATCCTCTGCAATAGCGCCGAAAAGCCTTCTCTGCTCCGCCTCAGAGACGTTCTGTGCCCCAAAAGTTGAATTGTCCATCTGAGCACCCAGTTGGGTTTTAAGTTTCCTAACAGCCTCAAAAGGAAGTTTGCCTTTTGCAAGTTCTAGGGGAACGCCGCCAGCGATCTGTAATTTTATACTTGCGGCAAGGTCTTTTTTCAAGTCATTTTTAAGTTCTGTAAACTGCTTCAAATTCGGATTAAATACAGGATTTTTTGATAAGTTCTTGGCTCCGGGGTCTATAGCCGTAAGCTCATCTGTAATATCCTGAAAACTACTCATACCTACGCCCGCGCGGGGGCTAACTTTATCCGCTAAGTTGTTCGCAAAGTCCGTTCGGGTCTGGCTAATGGCTTTCTTGCCGGAGTTATTCCAAGTATTTTCAATAAGATTATTAAGCTCTGCCTTAGACATTCGGACTGGTTCGCCCGTTGCGAGGTCAAGCGGCGCGAGACTGTCCGCGACCTTTTGGTTAGCGCCAAGAACTGCTTCCTCCTGCGCGGCAAGTCGGCTTTTAATCACCGGACTTGAGCCGTAGAACTGGGCTAGGAACGCCTCGGTTCCTTGGGCCTTATCCCCGCCAGTGAGTTGTCCGATCGTTGGAGTAGTTCCCGCAGCTTCAAAATTAGCCATACGCTCTTGCATAGCTGGTCTATCAACCCCTCGCGTAAAAGCGGCTCTATTCGCCATCGAGGCTCCTGCAGGTATGCCGCCCGCGAGCAAAGCTGCAATAATCTGCTCGGTCTGGCTTCCGCCTTCTTCCCGAACAGTCCCTGCCGCAGCCGCTCCAGTGCCTCCACCGATAAGCTGCGAGACCGGACTGCCGACAAGGCTTTTTTCTGCTCCCTTGAAGCCTAAACTGCCAAGAGCTTTTCCGCCCCCTATAACCGCCCCCGAACCCGCAACCCCTGCGATAATGTCGGACATTATCCGCTCATCTCTGGTCTGAGGCCTTTTAGCCCCTGTTTGATCTATAATAGCCCCCACAGCATCCCCATCCCCGCCGAAGGGCAGCATACTCGTGAACAGGTTAATAGGCAGCGCAGGCAAAGCCGTAGCACCTGTGGCGGCTGCACGAAGATACATTCCAAGGTCGTTGTCGAGCAATCCCTTGCTTGGAAGTCCTTCCGGCTCTTTCGAAGGTTTACCGCTAGCTGCATCCGCCGCAGCTTGCATGGATTTCATCTGATTAAGCTGCTGAGGGTCTACTGTAGACTCAAGCCCGTCAGCAACCGCTTGATTAGCTTGGCTATAAGGCATACGCTTTGGGTCGCCGAGCACAACTCCAGTATCCCCGATTGGAGTGCCTGGCCCCTCCTGAGTCTCGCCCCTAGCAGCCTTCCATTCACCCCAAGCTTGAACATCGGCTTCAGATTGCTGTAAAAGGTAATTTCTCTGCTCTTCCCCTTGCGGAAGCTGGCGAAGGATCTCATCTAATTGTTCTGGAGTGGAAAGTTGCATTATTAAATCCCTCCTGTAGAAAACATTTTAAGGTACTTATCTACAGTCTCTGGACGAGCCTTGGTTGCAGACGCATCAGCCCCTCTAGGCGGTAAGCCGTTTCTAGCCGCAGTCGGGGCTGAAGTCGTTCGCTTCGTCGGAACAACTTTCCGCTGGCGATACTTTTCTGGGAGCTCGAAAGAGGGGATAAAGTCCCCCGCGCCGGGGATACGGCTGGCAGCTTCAAGCTGTCGATTGTGCGCATCAATCTTCGACTTAGCCCCTCTGCGTGCAACGTCGATGACTATGCGAATTTCGCCTTCCGTCATCTCATCAATGTTACCCGAATAAGCTTTTTCCACAGCCGTGGCTTCAGAGTTAGACACAGCACCTTGACCTTCAAGAACCTTTCTCGCATCAATCCCGAGCTGCGCTATACCCTGCTCAATCGCTCGACGCTGCGCAACACCTTCAGCATTGATGCCGAAAGCCTTTTCTACGTAATTCTTCCAACCGGTCCAAGGACCCGTTCTGGCCTTTCCGGTATTCAAGGCGGCTTCTATCCGATCAGTGGCTCCGAGCGTGGATATAGCACCTTCTGCCTGCCCAAAACTCGTCGACAGCATTGTCGCCATTTCGGCGCCAAGCTCTTTACCAGTATTAACCGTGACTTGCGAGTTAGGCGCACCAGCGGCTGCGACTTTTACCTTTGCCGAGAGCGCTTCGGGGTTGACCATAGGCTTACCATCAGGCCCGCGAATGACGGACTCGGTAAGGTTCTGAGGCAGGATAGTGCCCGGAGTTAGACTTTGCAATGCCACAGCTACGTCATTAACATTGGTAATAACAGGAGGGAGTTGAAAGCCTCCGGGAAGTAGCCGAATATCCCCAGCTTTATTTGTCTGAGTTGCTACGAGGTTCCCTTCTTTATCCTTCATAACAGTAGGAGCTGCAAATTCTTGTTTATTCTTCAATCCCTCACCAAGAGCCTTTTCATAAGGATCGAGTCGAGACTTCAACCACTGATTACTTCCCCATTTCTGGACAAGCTGTGCAGGTTCCAACCCCTCTGCAAGGTCGGCTTCAAAGCCCTGATTGGCTCTAGCGACTTCCTGCTTTATCTGTTCTTGGATACTAGCTTCTTCCTTATCAGCATCTTTCTGTATCGACTTTCCTGCCCATGTTTGGGCGAGGCTGCCAAGTAACTGTGCCCAAGATCGCACATCGCCCTGCGGCCCTGCCATACCTTGCTGCATGAGGGCTTCGCCAATGCGGCGTTTACGGGCAACGCTGCCTTGCAGGCTTTCATACCCTGTAGGGATGTAAGGAGTTTGCCCTTTATTCGCTAGGGTAGGAGTTTCATTATCTTTACGCATAGTTATTTACTTCCCCCACTTGCCAATAGCCGCCCCGCCGAGGGAACTAAGCCCCCCAATCATCGCGCTGAAGTTAGCCATCTTGGCTTTATAAGCATCCATCTGCGCTCCGTATTGATCATTCGTGGCGGCGTAGACGGGGGCTGCGGCTACTTGAGCTCCTGTAGAGACATTCCCGAACTGAGGCATTGAAACCTGATTACCGCTGCGTAGAGCATTCAGCATATTCAGTGGCTGATTTTTGAGGTAATCCGCTTCCTGAAGTGCCTGTGCTCGGGCTTGATTTCGAAACTGGCTGCTGGAAAGTCCTTGGTTAAACATTGACTCTCGTGCTTGGTTCCTCGCCTGAAGTGCCTGAAGTTGCTGAGCAAAGCCCTGCGCAGCGGTCTCATTTCTGAATTGAGTTGCTGCCATATCCTGCCCAAATCTAGCTCCCTGAGCTGTATTAAACAAATCTCCTTGCGCCATGGCTTCACTAACGCCTTGATTGCGCAAGTTCATGGCATTGGTGAATTGTCTTTGCTGCTCCCCAGTCCCGGCGAGTATCGACTGCATAAAAGCGTCGTTGTCGTTCTGCCCGAGGGTTTGCTGCTCACGATTATACGCATCGGAGCCCATATTAAGGCCTTGATTTGCCAGAACACTTTCTCGAGCTTGGCGCTGCCGTTCCAACTCCGGACGCATACGAGACATGAGAGCTTCAGTAACCCGATCTCTGTCCGTCACGAAGTCGTCAAACGTAGGCGCTCGGTAGGCTTTGGAGAAGTCATACTGGTTTTGAAAATTAGTCCTTGCCACATCCCCTGTAAGATTTGCGGGAGTGATTGACTCATCCATGGCTTGCACTTGAGGGCCAGTCGCCATTGTGGGCAAGCGGCTAGTATCAACAGGAGTTGCACTGGCTTGGTCTACATACCCAATACCCCTAGCCGCAAGGTCATTCAATGCTGCGGAGATTTGATTGTTCTGGTCATATAGCTTTTGCTGCGCTGCACTTAACGCCGTGGTCGCAGTTGTGCGGGGGACTATTGTCCCATCCGGAAGTCTCTGCCCATTCTCATAATCATACGAAAACGTCAAACTCCCATCCGGCCCAACTTGATTAGGCTGGTTCAGGTAATTGGTCGCAAGGGCGGAATTAAGATTCGCCTCACCCTGCTTTTGAGCCGCTGCTGTGTAATCAGGTGCTACTGGAGCCTTTGGCTTGCCCACGATACTTATCCTTCAAATTAAGCCATTTACAGTCTGATTTAGCAAGCGTGTAAATCAGTAAATCCCCTTTCGGGCTGGCGTCTTGAAGGGTGGCCTCTAGACTAAATCCGATATGCTCTATAAACCTTCGGCTATCGGTATTGTCGCTTTCTACCGGCGACATGATTTTGTTTACTTTTAACTCTTCGAAAGGGTAGTGAAAAACATACCAGAGGAACTCTCTATTTAACCATGCTTTCCCTTCCCCCGCGCAGTGAAGCATGATCGAAGCTCCATTACATCCCTCGTAATAAACCGCTGCGACTGGTGAGTCAAGCACTGTATCGTAAAGTCCGATAGTAATGCCTTTATTGAGCATCCAATGGCCTTCAACCTTATCCATCAGCCACGGGCCGAAGATATTGTCGTAGCCGGTAACTACTATCTTCATAAAATCCCTGCGGGCCTGACGGCGAAGTCGGTGGAGGTCCACGAAAACCTCGCAGTGGAAGTTACAAGCTGCATCTTCAGTGAATACAAATACCCAAGATCGTTCGGAACAGTCAGCCATTTACTTTCAACGGAGTTTATATCCGAAGACCAGACAACTGTATCCCACAAACTTGTGTCCCATAGACCCGTCCCCAGCAGGGGGAGGTAGGTATTTTGGGTATAGGCTGCGTTGCCTTTATAATCTACGTCGAGACTTAAGGCCAGCGTAGCTTGTCCCTCAACCGCTACGTTTGTCCTCGCCAAGCTTACACTTTTCTGCCCACCTACCCCTAGCTTGTTATAAGCCTGTGCGATCTGTCCGGTTATTGACAAGCCAGAGTCGCTCAACCCTCCCCAAGCTTTTTTTACAGTAGTCTGGCCGGCAAAGTATAATTCACCGTTAAATACCGTAAAGCATCGAGCATTCCAACCGACAAATCTACACCAAGCTTTGGTGATATTATTCATTATGTATTGATAAGATATATTATCATCTGATATAGGCACATTAACTATAAGAGCATTAGCGTCAGGATAAATCACAGCCTCCCAGCCACTAACACCCCCATAAGCTGTAGTAGCGGCTAAAAATGCTCCGTCGATCTTGAAGCTGATTGCTTGTGACCTGTCAATGGTGGCGGATAGTAATTGCTTAGACAGCGGGAAGCAGCCTTGTTTTGAGAGATACAATAAATCTCCACCATAACGAGTCAGGCACCTTTTACCAATAGGCTCCCCAACATAGTAAACACCGACTAAAGCAAAGTTAGCTGGGGATGCTGGATCAGTGCCTTGGTATACCGCCAATTCCCCTTCCGAACTTACTATAACGAGCAAGTCATCCACACCCTTGCCGCCGTCGATTGTCCAACTGGCTACCGCAACAACTCTACCACCACGGGCGAATAAAGGTCCGACAGGGAACCGAGTTGCGGCCCCTCCAATAGCGTCAGTCGCCAAATACCAAAGGTCCATAGAGGATTTTTCTGTGAACCATAACCGCCTTTTGTGTAAGCAGAGGTTTTCGAGATTACTTGTCACAACCCCCGTAATAGCTGGCGTGGAGGTAGCATCTACGTTAATCCAAGAAGTTCCATTGTAGAGTTTTAGCTTATCTACCCCATTCACAGCTACGAGAAAAGCTCCTGCGGTGTTGATGAAGCTGACGGAGTTCCATTCCCCGTTTGTGCAAGTAGTTACTGCTGAACCCGCTGGGCCTGAGGAAGTTGCATCGTAGATGCCTGTGCTGGTAGAGACGAATAGAGTGCCCCCAATCGGCTTGTTATAGGGTAAAAACGCACGAGCGTTTGAGGGGAGTCCGGTTAGCCAGTTACTTGAGCCCGGGCGCAGGCTCACGTCAGAAGTTCCCGGAAAAAAGTTATCCATAACCACAGCATCAAGAGGCTGCATAGCTGCTAAAGAGTCTCTTGCGTTCCATCCGCCGACAGGAGCCGGGACAGTAGTAGTCCGCGCCGTAGCTTCGTTTTGGGGCATTGGCTTATACCCTGATCGCTGGGAAGGCCCTCGCCTCGGACCGCGCATTATACGTTCCAGTTGCCGGAAGGGACAAAAATCCCCGGACTTATATCCGGTAAAGATGTTTGGGAAATGTTGTAATCCCTCGGAACCTTATTCCGCGCTATGTGATTATTCAGCATGGAGTAGAATTTCTCCTCATCTGCTTGGTAAGGCAGACCTTTAATCTGCTTCCAGCGATACATAATGCCGCGAAGAAGGATTTTCTCCGGCAAGGCGAAGGTATCACTGTCGGCTGCAAATCGAGGTTTGTAAGTAACTCCGTCATCGTCGAGAATAGCCCACGAACTTGCATACTCGAAATAGATCTGGCTAAAAGGTGCAGAGGGGACGGGATTGATGAGTATCTCATCCCCCCTTAAGCGGAATTTATAGAAAGGTCCGGGATTAGGTATGGCCTTGACCTGCTGCCACTCTATCTCTGTCAAAGGTCCGTAAAGAGGCCGGCGGAGGGTTCTGTCGAAGAAAGTTCCTGTGTAGGCATACATAAACCCTTCCGTATCTGCGAGGGTTGTGAGCTTCCCCTGACTTTCCGAGGCGGTCATTGTGAAGTTACCTTCGCGCGTGATGCCTTGAAATTTCGACTCGTCTGTTATATCATCAACAACCTGCTGAGCGATGCCGAGAAGCTGCTGAACAGTGGTGTCAGCTCCGCCGATTACTAAATTAGGCACATTAAGTGCATGTATCCGGCAGTGATCTTGTATCACAGTCAGCAGCGACATGGTTAAGAGTCCTTTTCGTCCTGTGAAGCTTCCAAAGCGGCTTCAGCCTTTTCCTTCGCTTTTGTAAGGGTTTCGACTGATTTGGTTAGTGTTTGAACTTGCTGGCGGAGATCATTTAACTCTTCCGCCGTTTTGCCTGTGGTGTCGGCTGAGTCGAGCCAAGCCTTGGCTTTCTCTTTCAAAGCCCGAGCTCCCATACCTATCGCAGCTAGGGTAGACTCATTCGCCGCAACTAGATCTTCCAAAGTCCGCACGTTGGCATCGAGAATGGCCTTGGCCTGTGAAGGGCTGAGCGCTGGCCAACTCATGATAGGAGTCCCGTCCTCAGGAACTTCACGAGTTTCGCACCAAATCTTATACTTCCGAGTATAAGCCTCAAGCCACTCCCCCGGAATGCGTTCTTGCCGAACACCTTCAGCCATGCCGTCTAGCCACTCCTCTGCGATCTTCTCAATTCGATCTTTAGACCCGCTCGGAGTGACAATAGCATAATTCACATCTTTGCCGACGAAGTGTCCTGCTGTCATACTTGCTGCACGATCTTCGACAGACCGAACTTCAAAAGTGACATAAGGAGGTCTTACTTGTTGTTCCATATTAAATACCTTTCAGGGCTGGAAAGTGGCGCTGTGGTGGAGAGTTAAGGGGAAAAACCTCCACCACAGTCGCCTTTGACATCGCTTAGGTGATTGCACCTTGAGCGAATGGACGGTTAATGTGCAACACGTTGTAGAAGATTGTCGCGTTGTTGTAAGTCGCAGTGACCGAGCCGTTGACAGCGGCTGTGGTCGCAGCACTTAGCGTCACCTGAGTCCCGTCCGGCGAGATGTCGGTGACGGTAGTCCCTGCCGCGATACCAGTGCCGGACAGGTAAGCACCGATGAACCAGCCATCGGAGTTTGTTACCTGCAAACGGTTCGAACCGGAGTTTGCGACCGAGTTGGCTTTAACAACCGTGGTAGTCGCAGGGGCAATAACGCAAGCGTTAACGATCTGCTTACCGGCGGAGATAGCGCCAAGCTGGCCAGCGGCCACGATACCTGTAGCAGTGTTGGCTGCTATAGAAGCGTTGGCAAGTGCTGGAACTATACCCGAAATGCAAAGCCAGCCAAACTGGCCGACAGTCATTGGAGTCATTGCGATACCAACCATCTTACCAAGGTTAGCGTTGTTACCGACTTCCGATGCGTCAAAGCGGTAAGCACCACCGGCTACAGCCGGAACGAGCACACAAGTCGCACCTTGACGAATAGTCGCCGCAGCTCGAACATAGATAAACTCTCCAGCTCCCCAATAGCCATCAACAGCAGTGATAAGCATTCCAGGTTGTTGGCGGCTTGTGGTGTCCGGCAGACCGAACAGCGCAATTTGCTGCGAGCCTACCAGACCGTCTAATGCTGAATAAGGCATTATATTTCCTTTCTATTGAAATTGATAGCAGTTATTCGAAGATAACTGCTATCAGATTACGCTTTCGCTACGCCTTGGAGGCGGCGATTGGTGGCGGACAAGTTACCCATCCAAAGCACTGGAATTACTACAGCGTCTAGGTTATAGGGCTTCATATCTTCCTGTATCGACAGGTCCGCGTCCTTGTGAACCACAAGTTCGAGGTAGTCTGTGTTTAGGAAATACATATGAGCTGAGGGAATGCCTGAACCACCGTCGAAGATCACGTCAGCGCCTTTATACTTCAAAGTCGTGAAGCCGCCGTCAGCAGAACTGTCGCTGGTGTAACGCTTTAACGATACTTGTGAAGCTTCATAGAAGCTAAACCAGTCGTTCGACGAGAGGATGATGTCTGGCTTGTCGTCACCACGAACTTGGTTCAACCACAATGGAAGCATAATGCCCGCTTCGATCGTTGTCGCTGATACCGTAATCGCACCACCGCCTTGCAACGGAGCCGCAGCCGACTGAACAGCATTCTGCCAGAAAGGCCAAGCTGAGGAGTCAATGCCGCCAACTGAGCCTGTGCCTGTGTCGGAGACCAGAGCTTGCAGACCGTTAATCTGGTTTGGCAAGGTTCCATCGCTGTAAAGGTCATAGGAGAAGTTGTTCTTGAAGGTCCGCATAGCGTTCTTGATGCGAGCTTTCGCCAGCGATAGGATCTTATTCGATCCGGAGTTCACCCGCATTTCAAGGCCAGAAGCTACGACGTT